AATTATGTGGCGCACCACCAGCACTGATGTAAGTATTGAGCATTTTGACGCTAGCACCAGCCCCACACGGCCAGCAGTACCATCAGCCATTGTCACAATGAGCTTTGTGTCCAACTTACCAACAATTTAGCCATGTACTTACCACTCAAATTACCCCCAGGCATTTACAGAAACGGCACTGAGTACCAGGCAGCAGGCCGGTGGTATGACGCAAACCTTGTGCGCTGGTACGAGAACACTCTGCGGCCCATGGGTGGCTGGAGAAAACGAGCTTCTGGCCAGATGTCTGGTCTGTGCCGAGGCTTTATCACTTGGCGCGATAACAGTGCCAACCGATGGATTGCTGCTGGAACGCACACAAAGCTCTATGCCATGAATGAGGCTGGGACACTTAAAGAAATCACGCCCACTGGCTTTACAGCTGGCATTGCGGATTCATTGTCAAAGACCGGCTATGGCTACAGCACCTATGGCACTCTGGCCTATGGCACGGCACGACCAGACACTGGCTTGATCACCCCAGCCACCACATGGTCCATGGACACATGGGGCGAGTATTTGATTGCTTGCTCCAATGCGGATGGCAAAATATATGAGTGGCAATTAGGGTTCACAACCCCTACATTGGCAGCGGCAATCACCAACGCGCCAACGGGTAACAAGGCTATTTTGGTGACTGCCGAGCGAATTCTGTTTGCCCTTGGTGCTGGTGGAAACCCACGCAAAGTACAGTGGTGCGACCAAGAGAACAATACCCTTTGGACACCAGCTGGCGACAATCAGGCAGGCGACTATGAGCTGGCCACGCCTGGCACACTTTTGGCCGGTAAGCGCGTTAAGGGTGTAAACCTACTGTTTACAGATGTCGATGTCCACACGGCCCAGTATGTTGGCGCGCCATTTGTCTATGGCTTTGAGAAGGCTGGCTCTGGCTGCGGTCTCATTTCAGCCCAAGCGGTGGCGGCCATTGACACTGCTGCCATTTGGATGAGCAAGTCTGGCTTTTGGATTTATGACGGATATGTCAAGCCACTGCCAAGCGATGTGTCGGACTATGTCTTTGGCAATATCAACTTTAACCAGGCATCCAAAGTCTATGCGGTCCATAACAGTAAGTTTGGTGAAATCTGGTGGTATTACCCAAGCAGTGGAAGTAATGAGAATGACAGCTATGTCACCTATAACTACAGAGAGCAGCATTGGAACATAGGCACATTGGCCAGAACTGCTGGCACTGATGCCGGAGTGTTTGCCAATCCTTTGGCGGTTTCCACTGACGGGTTTATCTATGAGCATGAGGTCGGTTTTGCCTATGATAGCGCCAGTCTATATGCCGAGTCTGGCCCAGTGCAATTGGGCAATGGCGACAACATCATGTCTGTCAGGCAAGTGATCCCAGACGAGCAGACTCTGGGTGAGGCGGTGGTTTCATTTAAAACCCGAAATTACCCGACTGGCACACAATCCACATTTGGACCCTATACGGCAGCCAACCCGACCGATGTCCGGTTTGCAGCGCGCCAGGTCAACATGAAGGTGACTGGTGCGGTATTGGCCGACTGGCGAATTGGGGTGATGCGGCTCGATGCTGTCCCAAGCGGCAAGAGATGAGTGACCAAGAACATTTGGACAGGCTGCGCCACCATGTGGAGGCTGCCTTAGAATACAGTGGAGGCACACATAATTTTGACGATGTCGCTGAGATGGTCCAAGATCACAGATTACAGCTGTGGCCAGCCAAAGACTCAGTGGTATTAACCGAGATCATTGTCTACCCGCGGCTAAAGAATTTGCACTATTTTCTGGCTGGTGGCGACCTAGATGAACTCTCACGGATGAGACCATTGATCGAATCCTGGGGCAAGTCTGTCGGCTGCACCAGAGTGACCTTGGCAGGCCGAAGAGGCTGGTCAAAGACATTTTTGAAAGATGAAGGTTACAGTCCACAATGGTCTGTAATGGCAAAGGAACTTTAGGGGATAAATATGGCGCGTGTTGACGAACTCTTTAATTACTTGCAAACCCCTGGTTTGACAGATCAGCAGATCGCGGCTGAGATTGGCCGTTTGGGTGTTACAGCTCAAGAGGTGTCGCAACTGACTGGTGTACCAGTGGCAGATGTGCAGTCTAGGCTGACTGCTGTTAAGCCAGTTGTTCCCCCTACGCAGCAATTGTTCAATTACTTGCAAACCCCCAATTTAACTGACCAGCAGATTGCAGCTGAAATTGGCCGTTTAGGTGTCACGCCCCAAGAGGTGTCACAACTGACTGGTGTGCCAGTGGCAGATATTCAATCCAGATTGACTGCCGCTGCACCCGTGGTGGTCAGACCCCCAGTGGTAACTCCACCACCCGTGGTAACTCCACCCGCTGTGGTCAGACCCCCAGTGGTGACTCCACCTCCAGTGGTAACTCCACCCGCTGTGGTCAGGCCACCCGTGGTGACTCCACCACCCGTCAACAATATGCCAGCATTTACGACCTTTCTGCAAACACCAGGCTTGACTGACAGGCAGATTGCAGCTGAGATGAATCGTCTTGGCATCACGGCTGGCCAAGTGGCTGGTCTGACTGGTGTGTCACAAAATGATGTGCAGACACGATTCAACGCGACTGCACCATTTTCAAATGCAACGCAAGGCTTTGCACAAGACTTTAGGAATTACCAATCAATCCCAATTGGCGGTCAATACAACCCTGCTGTGACAGCTGGTGGTGCATCCCCGTATTCACAGATCATGGGCCAGATGAGACCACTGGGCAACCCCTATGCTGGCGTGGTGGGTAATTTGAGCATGGGTGGCTATGACCCAGCACTGTATGAGCGAATTGCAGCCGCCAATTTGGCGCGAGATGTTGCTGCAAGGTCTGGAGTGACTTTGGCTGATTACTATAGTGGTGGTCCAGCTGATGCTACTGCTGATGCAGCTGCCGCCACAGCGGCTGACTCTGCTGCGGCAGCTGCTGCAAGTGCCACCGGCACAGCACCAGGCAGCGATGGCACACCAGGCTCTGGTGCGGCTGAAGGCGGTCTAATTACCAGAGTCTTTGGTCCTGACCCTGCTGGTCCTGATGAGGGCCAAGTCAACATGATGCGCGGTGAATATGTGATCAAGAAGTCTTCAGTCAATAAGTATGGCACGGGACTTTTGGACATGATCAATGAAGGCAAAGTGCCTGCCAAGAAAATGAAATCTTTACTGGGTTAAAGGAAGAATATGTCAAAAGGTGGAACAACAACCTCAACAAGCTCGATTGATCCTCAAATCAAAGAAGCATTCTTGGCCAACTTTCAGCAGGCCCAAGGGGTCGCTGGCGCTTTGCCGGTCCAGCAGTTTGCTGGGTATAACCCTTTGTATCAGGCAGGCGAGGAAGCTCTGGTCAACACGGCCCTCGCTGGCCCAGGCATTGCCGGAACTGACCTTGCAGCGCAGATGGCCGCGTATGGCGGTGTCTATCAGCCCCAAGGCATCACAGCGCAGCAGACCAATTTGAGCATGGGCCAAGGACCAGGCACTATCGGTTCTTACATGAATCCTTACACAAGCCTGGTGCGTGAAAACGCATTGGCTGATTTGGAATCAGCAAGACGCGCTGCCATCCAGCAGACTGGTGAACGTGCTACACAAGCCCGTGCATTTGGTGGATCACGCCAAGGTGTGGCCGAAAGTCTGACCAATCTTGGCTTTGCCAAGCAGGCTGGCACTCTTGGCACTCAACTGAACGAACAAGCATTCAATCAGGCAATGGCCGCGCAGCAGGCCGACATTGCTCGCAGATCAGCAGCCGACATTGCCAATCAGCAAGCAGGCTTGCAAGGTGCGCAATTAAGGCTAGGCGGTGCAAGCCAGCTAGGTAATTTGGCTGCACAACAACAAGCATTGCGTCTTGGTGGCGCTCAGGCGGTCATGGGTGCTGGCGGTGCGCGTCAGGCATTGGACCAGCAACAAATGGATGCAATCCGAAATATTGGTTTGCAACGTCTGGGCGTGGTCCAGTCTTCACTGGGTGCGCAGCCTGCAAACCTTGGGATGCAGGCCACAACGCCATACAGTCAAAATGTTGGCGCTGGCGCTCTTGGTGGCGCTTTGGCTGGCGCTCAATTGGGCAGTGTTGTCCCAGGTATTGGGACAGCAATTGGTGCAATTGGTGGCGGTATTCTTGGCCTATTGCGTTAATTAGAAGGATCAAAAAATGGCTAATGAAACTGGATTTGATTTAAGCAGTTTGTTCAGTGGCGGGTTTGGTGGCACTCCATCAGGACTTGATGCATTGCTGACAGAAGACCAGCGCAAATTGATGGGGCGCAATGCGACATTGTCAGCAGCTGCTGCACTATTGCAAGCCAGTGGCCGAAGTGCAGTGCCAATCAGCTTGGGCCAAGCACTTGGTGGAGCTTTGCAGGCTGGCCAGCAAGGTTATCAGCAGGCAAGAGCTGGATCACTGCAAGATTTGCTTTTGGGTGAGAAGCTGAAAGAGATGAAGCGACTTGGGCAATATCAAACTGCTTTGACTGGAGCGCCCCAAACAACAGAATCTGTGCAACCAATGGAGCCATTAACGGCAGCACAGGCAAGCCTGCTTAGTCAAACTGCACCCACCAGTGCGGCTGGCCGTGTTGGGCCAAGTCCAGAAAGAGCGCAGTTAATGGACCAAATCCAAGCGCAGCCAACAATAGCGCCAACGCCTTTGACCGCAACAGAAAAGCGATATAACGAACTGATGCGCAAGGCCGATGTGGCCAATCAGTTTGGCAAATTTGATGATGCAGACAAGCTGATGAGTCAGGCTTTAAAAATTAAGCCCCCAGAAAAATACTCTACAACACCACAGTTTGGTAACAGTAAACAAGGCACACCAATTTCATATGTCTTGAGCGAATCAGGCGGCATGAAGTTGTTGGATGTCCAGCGCAGTCCTGAGTTTAACTATCAAGATACTGGCTCTTACATCAGTGTGCGTGACAAAAACACAAACAAGGAACTTGAGCGCATTGCAAAAACTATGAGTCCAGGAGAAGTGGCATCCAATATTGTTGCCCAAGGAAACCTTGCAGTAAATCGTGGCAATTTAGGCGTGGCCCAAGCTGGCCTTAATTTGCGTCAAAGAGAATTTGATCGTAATGCGTTTGATCGAGTCGAAACGCCAGAAGGCTTTGCTTATGTGCCAAAAGCACCTGGTGCAGCGGTAATCCCAATTATGGGTGCTGGCGGTGAACAGCTCAAAGGTGTTTCTGGTGGCAAAGCGACAGAGGGTGAACGCAAGGCAGCAACATTGCTTTCTAGAATGCAACTTGCTCAAACGCAAATGGATCAGGGCAAAGAAGGAATGCCAGGCTTCTTAACTTCAGTTAGTCCAAGAGTTGGATTACCAGAAGAGCGCAAGCGCACAGAAGATGCGCAACTTGACTTCTTAGATGCAGCATTGACTTTAGCCACTGGCGCTGCATATACAGAATTTCAGTTAAAGAGTGCAATGCAAGCCTATTTCCCTAGATTTGGTGATGATGCAACAACAATTGCAGAAAAAGAAATAAGGCGCCAAAACTTGATGGAAGCTGCAAGGATATCTGCTGGCAGCATGGGTGGTGCAGTGCCAGCAGTGCCGGCAACCCCAGCAGCTGGTGGTGGCGGTGCAGCAAGACCATCTCTTGGTAATATCTTTCAAAGACCAGGAGGCAGATGATGGATGGCATTAAAGAAAAAATCAAAGAAGCACAGAAGGCCGGTTATAAGGATGACGAGATCATTCAGTTTTTAGCTCAATTACCAGATGTCGGACCACAAGTCACAGCTGCTCTTCAGAATCAATACAAGCCAGGCGAAATCCTAAGTTTCTTGGGCCAGTCTCCGGCCTATCGAGAAGGCACAGAACTGCCAACGGCATTTCGCGGATTTGTCAGCGCCATGAAAGGCCCGACATTCAACACATTCCCCAGAATTGTGGGAGCTGTTGGCGCTCCATTTGCAGCGCTTGAGCAAGGCATTCCACTGTCTGAAGCATATACGCAAGGCCTTGACATCATGCGCGGTGCTGCCGAGTCTTATGAGCAAGAATCCCCATACAAAGCAGCCGGTGGCCAGATGGTGGCCAGCTTGCCCCTGGTCCTTGGCGGCCTGCCCAGCACTGTCGTCAGAAATGTCGGTGGCGCTACACTGCCTGCAATTAAAAGTGCCGCGCCAAGCATTGCACCATCAATCCAAGCGGCAGGCAGATACATGACCACCGCGCCTACTGCTGGCAAGATCATGGGTTTAGGCCAACGCACGGCCCAAGCCACTGGCTCTGGCGCTGGCTATGGATTTGTCAGCGGCCTTGGTGGCTCATACGAGGATGACGCGCTAGATATTCTGAAAGACGCAGGCCAAAGCGCATTGATCAGTGGCGGTCTTGGTGTTGTCTCGCAACCAGTAATGAGCATGGTTGGCGCTGGTGGCCGTCAGGCCATGGCGCGTATGTCGCCCACAGCTGCTGGCACATATGCCCAGCAAAAGGTGGCAGAGGCATTGATTCGTGATGTGCCAGAGCCATTGACGGGTGCAAACGCATTAAGTAGAGCGCAGGCCAGACTTTTAAAGTTAGGCCCAGAGGCTCGCATTGCTGATGTGGGTGACAAGTCAATTCGTAACTTGCTTGATGTGCAGGCCACATTGCCTGG